TCAGAAGGTTTATTCTCAATACAATAAACCTTTTTATGACGAATGGACTAAAGTAACCGGAAATTTAGCAAACTTTAGTGTAGTAATGGAAGGCAAGGCTTCTGGAGGAAGAGTTGGAAACGTTTTTAGAAGTTTTCAGAAGTCAATAAAAGCACCAAAAAATGAACTAGTAAATAAGATAAATGTAGTTCTAAAAAACGAAGAAAAACAAGAAATAGATAAAGGAAATTTTTTAGACTTAGGGCATAAAGGGGCCACCGCAGTAGCTAATTTTAGAGGCAATGAGACTAAGTTTAGAATATCTGAAAAAATACGCGAAGAAGGTATTTCAGAAAAAGAATTATCAGACTTAGGCTTTACTATGAAACTTACTAAAAAGGATAGTAAGCAAAAGACAGAATTTGAAGTTGGCTTTGAAGGAGCTAATAGAAATAGATCAGAGGGTGCAACAAAGCTAAAGAAAAGAGCAAATAGAACTAAGGCTCAGCTTGAAAAATTAGTAGAAGCTATAAATAAAAAGAAAAGCTGGACTAAAATAGAAGGTTCTGATAGTAGAAAAACTATAGAAGAAAAGAAAATTATTGCTTCTTTTGAGGATAATATAAAAGAAGGAAAAAATTTAAAAAAACTTACAAAAAACAATACAAAGCCTAAGTATTCTAACAAGACTGTTAAGAAAACAAGAAAGAAAAAGACAAAGAAAGGAATAGCAAAAAGAGGTTCAATAGGAGTTATAACCCCTAAAGTTGCTAAAACTCAAGCGGCACAGTCTGCTGTGTCCTTGTTAGCTTTACTGAATCAAAAAATAACACAAACTGTTGCGGGAAATATGAACTATCCTGCACTTAGATATAGAACAGGAAGATTTGCTCGTTCAGTAAAAATAACAGACATTGCTCTTACAGCAAGAGGCTATCCAAGCATAGGGTATACTTATATGAAAAGACCCTATCAAACTTTCGAACCTGGATATAGACAGGGCAGTAAGGACAGAGATCCTCGAAGACTTATTGATAACTCTATAAGAGAGATAGCAGCAAATTTATTAATAGGAAGATTTTATACTAGGAGAGTATAATGGCGGATAGAGACTATACTTCAAGGCGGATGGCAATTGTGACCGCACTTGAGAATAAGTTTAAAGACATAAATGGAAATACGCCATTCAGAACAAACTTAAATAATAATATACTCCCCAGACTTATATTTTGGGATGAGGTAACAGATTTTCCTGCACTTCATGTAAGTGCGGGAGCAGAGACTCGACAGTACCAGGGTGGAGGATATAAAGACAGATTTCTCAGCTTAACCATAAGAGTTTATGTGAACGAAGAGGGCGCTGTCTTTGCATTAGAAAAACTTTTTGAAGACGTAGAAACTGTAATTGAGAATAATTCTCGATTAGAGTATGTAGATCAAGATGGAGTTACTCAATGTACGCATCATATCAGTATTATTAGTATTGACTCTGATGAAGGAGCACTTGACCCTCTTGGTGTTGGCGAGATAATCTGCGAAGTTCGATACTAACCTTATAGGTTAAGATAACAGAGTAATCTGTTTTGGAGAAAGAATATGGCATTACAATTTACCAGAAATGCGAAAGTCTATCTCATTGAGTCTACCGGCGGGGATGCTTGGCAGATTAATGTACTAGATGGATTCAGCTTTTCTCAGAATGTAAACGCTACTGAAATTACGGTGAACGAAGCAGGGGCGACCTCTCGTCGCGCTCGTTTGCTATTTAACGACAGCTTGGCACCAGTAGAATGGAGTTTTAGCACTTACGCAAGACCTTTTAATTTCGTAAGCCCTAGCCCGGATCAAGTTCGTTGCCCTGAAGAAGCTCTTTGGGCAATGGCATTTGGTGCTGATGGTTTTACAGCAGCCAGCGGTGTATTTGATAATAATACAAGCGCAGTAAACGCTGTAAGCGCTACAGAAAATACTTTTAATCTGTCACAATCAAACCTTTCATCTCTTCCAGAAAACTGGGAAGTTATTGTAGCGTTTGAGGACGGTTCAAATACTCAGTATTATAAGATTGATAAGGCAGTTGTAAATTCACTGACTATTGACTTCGATATCGAAGGTATTTGTACTATTCAGTGGTCAGGTTTTGGTAGTGCGCTTACAGATCTCGGTACTACTCTTGCAGGCGCTGATGCTACTAATGTTGCAGCAGCATTGACAAACGGACTTGATGAAAGCTGTGCTATCATTCGTAACCGTATCTCTACTGTAAGCCTGGTGCGTACTGACGTATCCCCAGATGACACTTATAATATTGTACTTACTGGCGGTTCATTTACTATTGAAAATAATATCACTTACCTCACTCCGGAGGAACTCGGTGTAGTAAATCAGCCTTGTGTAAATATTACAGGTGCACGAACAATTACAGGTAACCTTACTTGCTACCTGGATAATGACCAATCTGCTTCAAAGTCTGGCGAACTCTTTGCCGACCTCGTAGCAGATACTACAACCGTACGAAACGTATTCGATATGGCTATCAACATCGGTGGAGAAACCGCTTCTACACCACGATTAGTTCTCGACATGCCTACTGCTCATCTTGAAGTACCAGCAATCAATGTTGAAGATCTGATCACTCTTGATGTTGCCTTCCATGGCCAAGTTTCTAACGGTGATGTTGACCTGACTGACGAAGCAACAATTATTTATAAGGCGTAAGACCTTGTAAAAAATATTACTTGACTTTTTGGTAGTAGTTAGGTATAATTTAAAAAATCGGGGGAGATCTTCTCCCCCGTTTTCTCTTGCTAGTTTATTCGGATTATTGTCCTGAAGAAACAGAGGAGAAATCCTTCCGTGCATAACTTTGGGATTAAATGCACTAAAATTAATATGGAGATTACATGAAACTTGATGACTTAATGGTGGATAGTAAATCCGCTTGGGTTGAGTATCCCGATTGTCCGGGATTTGAGGTCGAGGTAGCAAATCTTTCTAGAAAAGAACTATTAAAGTTAAAGAAAGAATGTACTACTCATAAAATGGGCCGTAGCACTCGTCAAATGGAAGAGATTCTGGACGAGCAAAAATTTGTAAAAGCATTTACAAAGGCAATCATAAAAAATTGGAAAGGTTTAACTCTTGGGTATTTAGAGACTCTTATTCTCATTGATGTAGGAGACAATCCTTTAGATACTGAACTACCTTTTGACTTAGAAAATGCGGAGCGTCTAGTTGAGAATTCTGCCGAATTTGATCAGTGGATCAATGAGGTAGCATTTGATCTAGACACGTTTCGGACAAGAGCAGACTGAACTACTTTGGAAGCGTCTAGATGACTGGCTAGAGGCTGAAGATAGTAAAATAACTAAAAGTAAGTATTTAGCTATGCAGGAGCAGCTTGGTAGAGAGCCTGATCCTGCTAAATGCCCTCCAGGGGACGATGATTTTCCAGAAATTGTAGCGATAGCTATAAGTATATTTCATATGCTCGGAAATAGAGTATACCCAGAAATAGGCTACATGGGAAAAGATTATACAAATTTACCAATTTATTTAGATCTTTACGATGTAGATAATACTGAACTTGTTCTTCAGATATTATCAAGACTTGATGCTCATACTATAACTAAATCTCAAGAGAGAATACAGAGAGAGCACAAGAAAATGAAGAGAAAAACTAGTGGCTAAAAGTGACGTCCTCCTAACCATTGTAGCGGAAGGCAAAAACATAAAGATTGTGCAAGGTCAAGTTGAGAAACTTGCAAAATCTACAACTAAAGCAGGAAAAACTTCAGAAAATCTTGGGAAATCCGCAGGAACTGCGGATAGAAACCTAAAAGGAGCTGCTAAGGCTTCTGCTAATGCTACTAAAAACTTTTCTAAGATGTCTCAGGGCATTGGAGGCACTCTTGTACCCGCATATGCCACTCTCGCAGCAAACGTATTCGCCGTTAGTGCCGCTTTTAACTTCTTTAGAAGGCAAGCAGATTTAGCTATATTAGAAAAGAGCCAGTTAAGCTTTGCTCAAAGCACTGGCATAGCTATGAAAACTGTTGCGAGAGATGTTCAGTTAGCTAGTGGCTCGATGTTGACATTCAGACAGGCCTCAGAAGCAGCAGCTATTGGATTAGCGAAAGGATTTAGTCCTGATCAATTAAACGAGTTAGCAGAGGGAGCAAGAAAAGTATCTTCTGCACTTGGTAGAGACTTTGAAGACTCTTTTAATAGACTGTTAAGAGGTGTTTCAAAAGCCGAACCAGAACTCTTGGACGAACTAGGTATCACTCTAAGGCTCAAGAATGCCACTGAGCAGTATTCAGCAGCTCTAGGTAAGAACGTAGACCAACTCACAGAATTTGAAAGAAGCCAAGCCGTATTATTAGAAGTACAAAGACAACTCAACCAGCAGTTTGGTTCTCAAGAACTGCAATCTAATCCTTTTATCAAGCTATCGGTAACTTTCGATAAGCTCGTAAAAGACATCTCCCAAAAGTTTTTACCCATAGTATCTTCTCTAGCTGAAGTTCTTAATAGATCTGCGGGTGCTGCTATTGCTGCTTTCGGTCTTTTTGGCTTATCAATATTAAAAGCAATTGTTCCTTTTGGTAAATTTAATGAAAAAATTGATGAATGGTCAGCGGGCCAAAGAGAAGCGTATGATGATGCAAAGAATAGAGTAGAAAGCTATAAGAAAAAAATTAGTGAAGCAACATTAAGTGTAGAGCAACTAGTTAAAAGAGAGGATGAAAGAAGAAAGAAAATAGCTGGCGGCATTGTTGATAGAGGTTCGGAGTCTCCTATACTTAAAAGAATTAAGGATGGAGAAAAATTACGTGCATCTGATGAAGCTAATTTACGAAAAGCATTTAAGTCAGCAGAGCGTCAATATGAAGAAAATGGAAAAATTACTACAGGTATTTTTAAAGGACAGGCTATAAGAAGAGTTAAACTGTTAAAAGAGTCATTGGAAAAGAAAAACAATCTTACAATCTCTTGGAGGCAGAAAACTGCTAACCAGTTCAAGCTTGTAGGATTAGGCTTTCAAAAATTTACTGCGGGTATAAAATTACGTTGGTCTCAAACAATGACTGGGCTTGCTAAAACGGCATCTGTTGCTGGAGCGGCTATAAATAAAGCAGTAAGCATCATTGGCTTCATAGGAACTATTACCCTTCTTGTAGAAGCTTTTAAGCAACTTCAGGCAAATGCATTTAACTTTTTAACAGCTATTGTCAAAGGGATAGAAGCAATAGTAAATAAAACTCTAAGTCTTATAAGAGTTCCCTTAGCTTCTCTCTTAAGAGGACTCGGAGATATACAAAAAGTAATAGGAGAGTTTGCTGATTATGTTGCCCAAACATTTATAAGTTTAGCCCAAAAAGTACTCATAGCACTTAACTCTAGCGGTTTATTTGACCTAAACGAAACCCTTATAGAATTAGAACAGGCCAAAATAGGCTTTGATTTAGACAATAATCTTCAAAATAGTCTACAAAATTTAGGTGACGCACTGTTTGAAAATACGGAGTATGCAATTGACCTTCAGAGTGCTTTAGAGGGAGATGGACTATTAGGTACTTTTGCCAATTGGACAATGGTTCTTCAAAGTAATACACAAGCCACGTTAGCTGCGGAAGAAGCAAATAAACAATTCGCAGACTCTTTATCCACAGTAAAAGAAGACTTGGAAGCAATCCAAGGAGGCTTTAGTTTTGAAGATACTGGTGTAGAGAGAACACTTAGAGAGCTTCAAGCCTATCAGTCCTTACCTCTAGCAAGACTATTAGAAGATGCAGTAAAGCTCGGAAAAACTAGCGATGTCTTAGAGTTATTAGGAAATACTAGTCTCCCCCTTGTATCGAGAGCTTTAGAAGAAGCCGGGGACGACGTAGGATCACTAATACAAAAACTTCAAGAACTACAAGAAACGTCTTCAGAAGCTATTAGTTTTAATGCTAGTTTGGATAACTCTATAGTAGCATTAAAAGAAGCACTCTTGAGCCCAGATCTATTTAATTTAGCAACGGCTTTAGAGAATGCGGATGTTGCTGCTCAAGCAGTTGTTAGAACATTTGGAGAACTAGAAGGCCAAGAAAATGCTTTTGAAAAATTAAATGAAGCCGTACAAGGCGGAGACTTTGTAGCTCTTAAGAACAGAATTGATGGATTAATAGAGTCTCAACAAAAACTAGCTCTTTCTAGAATCGCTCTTCAAGAGGCTACAGATAAATCTGTGATGGCGGGAACCCTTCTATCTCAAGAAATTAATAGACAGATTCAAGCTGAAAGCGCATTGCTAGACGTAAGACAAAAGCAATTAGAGATAGAAAACTTATTGATTGCGATAGAAGAAGCAAAATTAAATCCTGCCTTAGAAGCTCAGAAAAAGTTAGAACTAGAGCGGGCAAGAGCGGAACTAACAAGACTAGAAAATCTTCAGAGGCAAAAAGAAGAACAAATTAGTGATCTTGGTAGATTGACTGCAACATTTAGAGATAATTTTCAAACTGGAATGGCTTCTGCCTTTGACTCTGTTATTCAAGGAACCATGAGCATAAAAGATGCTTTTGCAAATATGGCGACAAATATATTGAAGTCACTTTCTAAAGTTATTGCTGAGATGCTTACAATTCGCATTCTTCAAGCAGCGATCTCAGGTCTATCGACTTCTGCGTCTACTAGTAATGCTATTTTAGACCAATCACAAAACTTTAATACAGCCCTGCTACCTGCACCTGCACCACCATCAGTTAGAATGGGAGGTGTAGTAAGTAACGGTAAAACTGTACCAAGCTATTCTTCCGGCGGTGTTGCTTCAGGAAGCACTTCGGGCTATCCAGCCATTTTACATGGTACGGAAGCCGTCGTCCCGCTCCCTAACGGAAGGTCTATTCCTGTAGAAATGATGGGAGGCTCAAGTCAACAGAATAATGTTACAGTAAATGTAGCTATTGATAATCAAGGTAATGCTACTACCGATACTTCCCAGCAGGGGCCAAATATTGGAAACATTATTGCACAAGCAGTACAAAAAGAACTTCAGAATCAAAAGAGAGCAGGCGGAATACTTAGTCCGTATGGAGTAGCATAATGGCGATCGGATTTACAACTTCAGCACCATATGGAAGCAGGGATATAAAACCAGACCGTTCTTTAGCTAAAAGAAGTAATCCCAAAGTTCTTACTGCTCGTTTTGGCGATGGATATGAACAAAGAGCGATTGATGGCATAAATAGCGTAGCTGAGACTTTCAACATATCCTTCGTCAATCGGCCATCCGCCGAAGCGGATGATATAGTAGGCTACTTCGAGTCTCTCGGTGGCGCAACCTCCTTTAATTATACAATTAGTGATACGAATGAGTCACCTCCCGAAAGAACGCTCAAAGTAGTATGCGAGACCTGGAATATGGTCTATACTCAGAACGACTGCCATACAGTTACAGCAACCTTTAGAAGAGTTTACGAAGCATGACAGATTTAATAGATGTAGTTCAACTTCATGAGATAGGTGGAATACTATACTTCTATGAAATTGAACTCTCAGGAGGAACCATATATCTGCACCCAGGAGTCGACGAGACTCTTGCAGATCTTGTGTTTGATGGAAATACTTACTCAGCATTTCCAATTGAAGTTACTGGCCTTGAGATAAATGCTGACGGAGCTATCAACCGCCCCGAGATGACTGTAGCGAATGTACTTTCTACTTGGTCAGATTCTCTTGGCGGGCTTCAAAACAAAGACCTTATTGGTACAAAAGTTACTGTTCGTAGCACTCTTGAGCAGCATCTCTCTACAAGCCCAACTGTCGAGTTTCCCAAAAAGATTTACTATATAGACAGAATCTCAGCAGAAACCGCTGTCTCCGTATCTTTTGAACTCGCTGCACCCTTTGATGTTACAGGTATCACAATTCCAGGTAGAACTGTAGTTGGAAAATACTGCTCTTGGGTATATCAGGGATACGATAGGTCAGATGTCGGTGGATGTACCTGGAGAGTAAACAGCCAGATTAATATAGACGGTACCGATTATAAAGCATATTTTACAGATGGGGATGTGCCAATTATTCCTTCTGGTGATACACTCACAATTCCTTACGAAACTTACACAGTATATTCCGCAGCTACAGCTTATGCTGTAGACGACTATGTAGAATATGATAACACTGTATGGAAGTGTGTACGCGCAGGAACAGGAAATACTCCAGACCCAGACTCTCGCTTTTGGGTTCGTGGAGATGTCTGCGGTAAGAAACTTTCTTCTTGTAAAGCAAGATTTCAGTTTCGACCAGACATAAATGGAAATGCCGATGTAGATGGCGGCGCACAAAGACATATGACAACCGAACCCTTGCCTTTTGGAGCATTCCCAGGCAGCAGGAAGTTTAGATGATCGAAGAGATACAGGAGCACTTTGACAAGTGGTATCCAAAAGAAGCGTGTGGCATAATTGGAATAGTAAAAGGAAAGAAAGAGTGGTTTCCTTGTGACAATCTTGCCGAAGACTACGAAGACTTCATACTTGACCCAAAGCAGTATAATGAAATTAGAAAAAGAGCTGACATATTCGCTATTGTTCATAACCATCCTGGCGGATCTTCTGATCCTAGTAGCAATGATATCAAACATTGTAACATACTAGGAATACCATACTGGATATTTTCTTATCCTGGTATGGACTTAAATATTGTGGAGCCTGAAGAGGTACTGAATCCTCTTATAGGCAGAGAGTATGAGTTCGGTGTCACAGACTGCCTAGAGGCAGCAAGAGATTACTACAAGCATTACTTTAATATAGATTTGAGAGAACGTGCCCCATATCTCGATGATTGGTGGGAAAAAGGGCACAATTATTTTACAGACGAGCATATAGCTGAGTGGGGCTTTAGAAAAGTAGAAGATGACCCACAGCCACAAGACTTACTAATTTTTACAATGGGAGCAGATGTTCCTAATCACTGCGGAGTTTTTATTGGTGATGATGTGATGTTTCATCATGCAGTAAATCGACTATCTTGCAGAGAAAGTTTATACCCTTTATGGATAAAGTACTTAACCGGAATTTACAGATATGAACCGTAAAATATTTTTAGACGGACACTTAGGCAAAGAGATTACTCCAGTACTGGACTTCTGTGGCGATAGCGTTGCAGAAGCGTTCCGTTGTATTCAGGCAAACTATCCTGATTTTAGAAAATATTTAATTGAAGCTCATGAACAAGATATAGGATTCTCTGTAGAGATACAGGGACGAATGCTTGAAGATCCTCGTGAATGTCTGTTGCCTTTTCGAGAAGGTGATATTATCATTACTCCTGTCATCGGAGGTTCAAAATCTGGTGGTGGAAAAATACTAGCTGCAGTTGCTGTTGCAGCTCTATTAGTAGTGTCTGCAGGAGGCTCGGGTGCATTAAACGCCTTTTTCTTCAACACTACGGCCGCTGGAGCCCAGACACTAAGTACCTATGGTCTAGTAGCCGCAGGTATTGCGACTAACTTAGCATTAACTGGTATTCAGCAGCTTATGGCCCCTGACCCCTCTGTGGACTCAGACCCAGAAGAAAGCTACCTTTTTAATGGTGGACAAAGAAACGTTTCCGAAGGTGACCCAGTACCTGTTCTTTACGGCGAACTTCGCGTACCTGGAATGCCTGTCTCTCTCAATATTGATCAAGACGATTATAAGTCTGGTTCTGACATAGCGGCTGTTAATGCTTGGGTAGATGCAGAGGGAAATATAACTGACGCAGCCGAAAACGAGGCATACGATGCAAATGTTCCGTCTAGTGATTCTTCGGGTGGGTTAGAGAATATTAATGATCCTGGACAGGGCGTCGATATTGACTCCGCTTCTGAATTTAATAATGTAAAATCAAATGCTCAGTATATTACAGCAGTCGACATTATTTCAGAGGGGCCAATTTACGGACTTGTAAACGGCACTTCGTCTGTATATTTTGATGATAAGCCATTAGCAGATGCTTCTGATAGTCCTGTGTATGCAAGTGCAACTTCAGCAGACTTTACTTTTAATGGAACCACTACAGTAACTTCAGCAAATGTTCCTTCCAATTTAGATTTTGGTGACTTCACAGAAAAAAGATACCTTACAGCGGTAGGCGGCGAAACAGGCACTACTAGCAGTGTAGCAATAACATCCGGCTGGCCAAATAAAAGCAGGCTTACAGTAAATACTGTAACATCTATATTTGATACTAGCTATACAATAGGATCGGGAGACTCTGTAGCAGGTAGAGGAGAATCTTACACAATAGTAAGTCTTATTGATTCTGAAGGACAGGTCGTAGCTTCCGGACCTATTGAATCTAGAACGAGCGCTTCCTCTGTTAGAATAGCTACAGAAGGATTTATAAATAGAATAACCGATTTTACTGCGACCTATTCTGTAAGAGTTGATGTTGCTCATGAAGTTGCAAGTTATTCAACCGGAACATTTACACTCGCTTCTGCTTCCACTCTCACAGGTACTTTTAAAGGAAATATTTCTGGAAACTCTATAGATTCTGGTACTACTGCTACAAGCAAGTATAAAAATACAACTCCTCAATTTCGAACAGGAACTTTGGGACAAGCCCCAATTATTTCAAAAGATAGTTCCCTTTCCAGTGCTGCTGCTGTAACTACTTCTGTTAGTAATGCAATTGTAGGGCCAGGTGACACAGGAACTCAAGTATATGAATATGCTGGAAGCGATTTTTACTCTGGAGGAACTGTTGATAAGTATACTCAGACAGACTTAGTAAAAATTCTTTTTAATTATCCTGCACTTTATAATAGATCTGATAAAGGAGCGACTCTACCTGGACAAGCTTTTTACAAGATAGAGGTTGCACTTGCTACTGATGCGGCAGGTTCTTCTTTCGGAGCATATCAGCCCTATAATTTGGAGGTTTTTCACGGAGGAACACACACTTCTCCAATTAGCTTTTTAGAGACTATAGACCTTAATAAATTTGGTACGTTTACAAACTTTAAGATTCGTGTTACAAGAGAATCAAATATTGATGCAGCAGCAAACTATGGCACGAACGGCCCCAATGTAGACGGCTATGAAGGAACCAGTGCTGCAACAATTACTCAACTTACAGCAGTGATTTCAGAGCCACTTACTTGGCCTTACACAGCATACGCACACACACGATTTTCTACAAGAGATTTCTCGAATAATCCAAAAAGAACTTATCTCTGCCGAGGCATGAAGGTACTTGTTCCAGATACTTACACAACTCGAGAAAAGTCCTCCACAGGAGTCGCATCATACTCAGGAACATGGTCGGGTGCTTTCAAATCCGAGAAAGAATATACAAATAATCCAGCGTGGGTTTTCTACGACATGGTGGTTAATAATCGCTACGGTCTAGGAAATTGGATTCAAGAGACTGATATTGATAAGTTCGCTCTGTATCGAATTGCAAAATACTGCGATGAATTAGTGCCTGACGGCAATGGAGGTCAAGAGCCTCGATTTACTTCAAATGTATATTTGACTAAGGCTACCGATGCTTACAAAGTTCTCAAAGATCTGGCGACGATTTTTAGAGGTATGCTCTATTGGCTTGATGGACAGATTTACGCTGTTTCCGACAGAGCGGGAGACCCGATATACAATTTTTCTAAAGGAAATGTTATTGATGGTACTTTCGCCTATGAAGGCACAGGGAATAGAACTCGGTCAAACCAAGTTATTGTAACATGGAACAATCCATCCTCCGACTATCGGCAGGAAGCTCTGATAGTTGAAGACCGCGAAAATATCATTAAGACTTCAAAAATCATTTCGGAAAATGCTGTAGCTTTCGGTGCAACTTCTGAGGGCCAAGCGCTTCGATATGGTCGATGGAAGCTGTGGACTGCTATAAATCAAACTGAGATTGTATCATTTAAGACTGCGATAAATGCAGCTTTTCTTATGCCTGGAGATATTATACAGGTACAGGATGCAGATAGACATCCTGGCGATGTTCGTTACAGCGGAAGAATATCTTCTACAGGAACTCTTAGCACGACTCAAGTACCTCTGGATAGTTCTGTGGAGCTGAATGTTGGCTCTACTTATGAACTCAATGTACTGATTACTTCTCCAGGCGCATTTCTTAACCAAGATACTGCAACTATTAGCAGCGCCGTGTATACCAGAGGAGATTTAATACCTGGAATTACTACTGAAAGTGCTGCAAGTAATCTTACTGATGATAGCGGTGATGACGTGCAGGTTACTTGGAGCGAGTATACGCGAGTTGAAAGTCAACCAGTATCTACTGGCGCAGGAACTGTAAATGCACTTACTGTAAGTTCTCCTTTTACTGCGGCTCCGCAGGCACAGAACGTGTGGGCACTACGAGAGACTAATAGTGAGGGTCTTCCAGTTCTCGGCTCTGCAAAGTCTTATAAGATTCTGTCAATTACAGAAGATTCAAAGAATGAATACTCTATTACAGCTGTAGAACACTATAATGAAAAATTTGACAGTATTGATGATGATTTTGTTCTTAGTGTAACTGACCCAGTAAATCCTCCGCTTGGTATAGATGACAGTATTCCACCGCCAAAGAATCTCAAGATGATACTTGAGAATCTCGATAATGGAACAGTCGCCAACGATGGAACACTTAGTTGGGATGCCCCTGATTATGGTTTTATCGGCGGATATCGTATAACTCATACTTTTGGGCCCAAATTTCAACCTTTCTATCTTGTATCCAGAGATACCACGACAGTTACAGGATTTAACTTACCTCTTGGAACTTATACTGTATCTGTACAGACAGTTGCAACTAACGGAAATCGGTCAAGAGCTGCATCTGTTACTTTTGGTGTAGGAGTCGAAAAAGAAACAGTAGTTTCTCGACTTTTCGGCGTGCCTATAGGAGCCACTTCTAGTCAAGATATTGATATTGAAGGAACCGATTTACAATTTGAGGCCAATACATATGTCTTCACGACGAAAGGAAACCCCGCTAAACAATACGAGTTCACCTCAGGAGCTTCTGACACGTATATTCAGGATGTTTCTGGTGTACCCTCTCAAGACTTTTCTGCGATGGGGTCCGACGTTGAACGAAGAAACAATTCTCATTTTATTTACTTCGATGCTAGTAATACATCTGACCCTCTTCGGCTGGTAAAATATTATAATGATACCACAAACAATATTTGGTATTTATATGATACAGGATCGGGAGGCGGCGCACCGAGTACTTACTGGAGTGCAGGATCTGGAACTATATCAGTTCCTGCGAGTTCGAGTACTATAACTGGTTCTGGTACTTCTTTTACTACAGATTTTGCAGTAGGCGGCTATATAAAAGCAGGCTCTACTGTTGCAACTGTTACACAAATTAATAGTGATACTGAGCTACTCGTAAATCTAATTAATAGCGATACAGCTATATCGGGAGCTGCTTACGAAAAACCTCAGTTTAATGTTGATATAAATAACGACTGTATATTTGGGTATGTACGAAATGACTCTTCAATTAGTCCTTCTTTGCGCTTCTATCCAATGGAACTTACTATTAAGCCAGAGGAATTAGCAACAAGAACAGTTCGACTCGAGTCAGATGATTACTCAGTAGTATATGATACGAGCACCTCTCCAGATACTATCTATATTAGTAATGGAACAAGTCCTCCTACTATTACTATTACTGCAACTCAAACTGGTTTTACAAACCCTGTCTATAGATTTAAAGTTAATGGAGCTGAGTTTCCTGCCGGCTCTCCAGAATGGGTAACGGATAATTTTATTTCAGGCCCAGTACCTGCAACTCTTGCAGATTGGAATACTGGATTTTTTGGAAGCAACCCTGTAGTAGTTTCAGTAGAAGTAGCAGAAGATACGCCTATAAAGGAAGTGAAAGCAACAGACTCCGTATCTATCTTCGCAGTAGCAGATGGAGTTGACGGTAACGATGGCATAGATGGCTACACAGTAATTAACACAAACTCTGCTCATGTATTTCCAGCACAGACGGACGGCACAGTTACAAGCTATACTGGCTCAGGAACTACTTTCGAAGTATTTAAGGGAGCTGTAGAACTAGAGGGTATTACTACGGGAACTCCTACTGCGGGAGAGTATAAAATAACTGCATCAGCTACAAATATAGCTGCATCTTCTACAAATGGAGCAGCAGTTTCTCCTGGCGGCGCCATAACTTTTTCTGATCACTCTGGAATGACTGGTGATACTGCTGAAATCACTTACACTTTTGATATAGAGGGCACATCTAGTGGTACTCAAAAACAAACATTTACAGTAGGAAAACAAGGAGTAGCTGGAACGAGCGGTAAGGTTGTTCGACTTGAAGCAGATGATTATTCAGTAGTATACGATACGAGTACCTCTCCAGATACTGTATACATTAGTAATGGAACAAGTCCGCCCACTATTACTGCCACTGCTACTCCCTCTGGATTTACGAATCCAATATATAGGTTCAAAATTAATGGAGCCGCAGGCTCTCCAGAGTGGATAACGGATAATTTTATTTCAGGACAAGTTCCTGCAACTCTTGCAGATTGGAATGCTGGATTTTTCGGAAGTAATCCTGTAGTAGTTTCAGTAGAAGTAGCAGAAAATACTTCTCCGGAAGTTGTAGAGGCTTCAGATTCAGTTTCTATTTTTGCAGTAGCAGAAGGCGTAGATGGCGCTGATGGTATTGATGGCTATACTGTTGTACTTACAAATGCAGCACATTCTTTTACTTCGGATGCCGCTGGGAATGTCTCCAGTTATCTAGGCTCTGGAACGGACATAGAAGTATTTAAAGGAGCAACAGAGCTTAATAGTGTAACAGGCACTCCAACAGCCGGAGAATTTTCTGTAAGTGTAAGCGCTTCAAATATTACTGCAGGCACTACCAATGTAACCGCAAATAAATTTACTATTGGCGATCATAGTAATATGAGTGCGGGCTCAGATACAGCAAATATTGTCTATACTTTGAATATAGAAAATCTTGTAACAGGAGATCAAAAACAAACATTTAGTAAATCTAAACAAGGAACTTCCGGGGAAACTTTTTTCCAAACTTCTCCACCTAGCGGCCAAGGAGAAGTAGAAGGCGATATATGGTTTGACTCAGACGATGGATTTAAAATATACCGTTATCAAGGCTCCCCCTTAGCCTGGGTAAATATACAAGACCAAGATATTGGCCAAGCCCTGCTAGATGCTGCAGAAGCTTTGGGAACTATGCAAATTTTTGTACAAACTACCCAACCATCTACATCTGGCAGAATTACTGGAGATATATGGATAGATATTTCAGGCTCTCCAGCTCCCCCAGCTGTTCCTTATACTTATTCTATGCTTTATAGATGGGATGGAAGTTCTTGGGTAGCAGCAGCAGCAGACTTAATTGGCAGAGCACATATTGACGCTCTTAATGCCATTGACGCTGCTGATGCTGCTCAAACAACAGCAGATGGTAAAATAGTTTCTTTTGTTCAGGCAACTGCCCCTACTGCTGATGGCGTTGGAGATTTCTGGCTCGATACAGATGATAATAATAAATTATACAGATGGAGCGGTTCTGCTTGGGTAGAGTATGAACAAGCAGGTAATTTAGCTAATGCTGTTGGAGACTTGGATGATATAGCAGATGGTTCGACTTTCTTTAAAGCTGACGCAAATGAGCTTACAGGAGCCAGTAGAGCCTTTAACGCTTTAGACTCAAGCAGTGATTATAAAAGGACTATACAGACAAGTACTATAGCTGTGGCTGGAGCCAATCCTACATCGGGAGTAGTTATAGATAATGCAGGATTACGAGGATATTCCGGAGGTACTTTAGGATTTAATATTAATACTTCTGGAACCGTTTTCTTTGGCGGAGATATTGATACTGATGGCCAGCTAAAATCAACAGGAGTTGTTTCTTCTGTATCCGCATCACAAGACGCTTGTATACTCGGAGAATCAACAACAAGCGGCAGACAGGGAATCCTAGGAACAAATTCTACTGTAAGTTCAGGAGTTGTTGGATTTAACAGTAGAGGAACAGTATCAACATCAGGTAACGCGGGCGTAAATGGAACTTCGGAAAATGGAGTTGGAGTATATGCACAAACACTTAATTCAGGAAGTTACGCACTATATCTACGTAATAGTGCTGGTGGCGATGCAGTCTTTTTTAATGGAAGCTCTCCCGGAGTCGTTGGCGATGTAAATTTTAAAGATGATGTAGATATAGATCTTACCCTTAATGTAGATGGAGCAACAACCCTTAAGTCAGGACTAGCAGTCACTGGCGATATAACTGCGACAGGAGATATTACAGCATTTTTTACCTCAGATAAAAGATATAAAGACAATGTCACTCCTATCTCTAACTCACTTGAAAAAGTAACTCAACTAGGAGGATATGAGTTTGATTGGAATCACGTATCTCCCTATGAAGGAATGCACGACATCGGTGTAATCGCACAAGAAGTATTGAAAGTCGCTCCGGAAGCTGTAGCAAGACGAGAGAATGATATGCTTGCAGTTCGCTACGAAAAACTTGTTCCATTATTAATTGAAGCGATAAAAGAGCTAAAAGAAGAAGTAGAGGAATTAAAGCGTGGCTCTGCCAACGACTAATTTGTCAATGAGTGCCATCCAAACTGAGTTTGGAGGTAGCAACCCTATATCCTTGAGTGAATACTATAAGGGAGGGGCTAATGTGTCCGCAGGAGCCACAGACCCGAATACCATTCCCACTTCAGGCACAATCACTATAGGAGACTTTAGAGGTGCTTCTCAAGCATTACCTACTGTTACAATAAGTGCAGTAAGAAGCACAACCTCTGTAAATGAAGGAAGCGCATTTACATTTAGTGCGAGTGCCTCTACCGCTATAACAGGTACTGTTGATTTCACTCTTACAGGTTCTGCTACAGATGGATCTGATTATAACACAAGTGGAGCCTCTACAGGCACCACAGGTTCTTTTACTTTTAGTAATAGCACTACATCGAATACTTTGACAGTAACTACTGTTGCTGATTCTACTACTGAAGGCTCAGAAAATGTAATATGTACAATTAGTAACCCAAATGTTTCTGGATACACAGAAAGCATAGGAACAGCTTCCAGAACTGTTACAATTAATGATACATCTACAACGCCCACTCCAACTTATGCCTTTAGCGCGGGCTCTTACACTGTATTAGAAGGGTCTTCTGAGTCTATAACAGTAAATACTACAAATGTCTCAAATGGTACAACATTATACTGGAGTCTTGCGAGTGACCCAGGTAATGATATAGTTACGGATAGTGGGTCTTTTACTATAAGCAGCAACTCAGGAAGTTTTACTGTTAGTGCTGCATCCGATTCAAACAATGAATCTACAGAAACTTTGACTCTTCAGCTTAGAACAGGGAGCACTTCTGGCACTATACGAGATACGGCTGATCTCAATATACAGAATGTCGCCAATATAAACTTAACTCCAGCCACAGATACATTGCCTATTGTTGATGAAGATGGTACAGTCTCCGCTGCTGGAGGTATTCAATTAGAAGGAACTTCTAGTGCCGATACTTATAATATAGGCACAATTATTGATGGAGTCCAATCCCAAGAGCATTCAAATGTTTGGATTACTGGAGGTGACCCTGCAGATTATGAGGCTAGAGTCACAGTAACTTCAGGAACTGTTAATTCTAATGTAAGTTTTACTAATAATGGCACAGGCACCAGTGTAGGTAGCTGGATTACTCTTAGTGGTACTAATTATCTTTGGATTTGGCAGACCACATCAGAGCTTAGTAACACATTTACAATCACTTTAGAAATAAGAGATTCCGCTACACAAACAGTACAAGATTCGGCTACAGTAGAACTTAACTTCGAAACAGTTTTTGTTCCAGCATAGGATAAAAAATGGTAAATTATTTTAAAGATCCAACACCCACTCCTGCTCCCGCAGGAGAACCTACAAAACATTTTATTTTAACAGGAAGTGACATTAATCTTCCTATTTGTGGCCTAACAAATGCTGATGCTGTAATTATTATGACTCCTCTTCAGGTTACTTGTGTTGAATGTCTTCAAATGATAGATGACTTGGCAAGAGCCAGTAATTTTACACAAGCTACTGAAATAGTATCTAATATATCAAATAGACCTGGCAATATAATAGGTGATCAAGAAGAAACTTTTTATAAGAATATGACTAATTTTAGTTTTGTTACTGAATTAGGTGACCCGGAAGAAGAGTATTTAACTAAAATAGCAAATATAAGAGATAATTTATAGGAGATAAAAATGCACGAAATTCAAGAACTTTTACAGCAAGATCCAAACTCACTCACATCTCAAATCAAAGCTGCAAGACCAGATAAACATATTATATTTTCTGGATTTTTTGATACAGAAGCGGTAACTATACCTCTTTGCGGAGATATTAGTAATCCTTTAGCTACTAGAAAAATTTCCCGAGTGACTTGCAAAAATTGCTTGCTTAGATTAAAAGAAATTTCTACTATGGAAACACATCAAGAAGCTTTAAATTATATAGCAACTTTTGCCCCTGTTTTTCAAGATCCTGATTTATCTGTAATCGACGATAAAATAGGAAGAGAGCCCACTCTTGCTGCAAAAGAAGCAATGGAAAAGAGATTTATTCTACAAAATTATAGATTAGAAGTTGCTGCTGATGCTCCAAAGGCAATGATAGGGCCAAGCAAAAATGCTTACTATTATAACATGGTAGAGTTTGAGATATTTAATACGGACGGAACAAAAAATCAAGAAACCTTAGACATGATTCAAGCTCAAATAGACTCTCTTGATAGTCCATAGTGGTATACCTCATAAAAAATAATTCTTGACAATTACGTTAGGGGTTGCTATAATTCTCATAATATTGAAAAAACCCTTAGGGGAGTTAGTTACCGGAAAAATCAATAATGTCGTTTACAGCACGAGACCTACAACCATTGGTACGGGGAGATGACTGGAATATAAAGTTAACCCTTACCAGTGAAAATTCCCCTGTGGACATAACTGGCTACAGTTATATCTTTACGCTGAAAGAAAACATTGACGATATTGATGCAGACGCTGCATTACAGATTACTATAAATGCTTCTGCTCCGGATGATGCCCTCGGTATTATCTATATTACCGCAACAAACGCACAAACAAATAATCTTGTAGCTAATAAGAATTACCATTACGACATACAACAAACCGATACAGGAGGAAATGTCCAGACGCTGCTAATTGGTAAGGTCAAAGTCGTAAAAGACGTTACTAGAACTACTTAAAAACTTTTCCTAGGCGAACCCGCCAAAGAGCTTTTTAGCTTCAAAAAGGAATGCCCCATGTCACGAATAAGTGATCCTGATTTTCTGACGAGATCTAGCGCACCTAGTACAGGTTCTCCGAATGGAAATGTATACTTTGATCTAAACAATTTAACGATCGAGCTAATTTCAGACTCAGATGAGTCTACTTTTTCCCCAAATCCTCTGCTAAATGCAGGAGGTGACGCAGGTGGCGTTGATTTGCAAGCACTGTATTCTTTTATTAAGGATATGTGGAAATCTGAAACTGATTTACCTAAATACCCTTTCCCAATGGAAGCAATTACAGCGGAGCAATTTGAATTTCGTAATGGTTGGAGACTTACAAATTCGACAGATTCTGGTCTTGTAGACTCTATTCCTTATATTCGTAATGGTGGATGGGCAGAAAGAGACTCAGCAGGTGTTATTCAGTTCGAATATGCTGGTATTATTACTCTCGGTAATATCGAATCTAACCACAGAGTTTACTACGCTTTTGACGATGATACAACAAAAACTGACTTTGACTATGACGGTCGGGTTAATCAGCCTATTCTTGTATTTACAAATGGGGGTACTGACGAAAGAAGTAAAGTACTCACTGTTTATATTCGTTCAGCTCCAGAAGGTACTACAGGTAACGTAACTGGCTTTACTTATGACCAGGCTACTACAACCGATATTGGTGTATCCACAATTGCTACTCAGGTGTATCGATTCCCACTTGCAGAAGGCGTAGACTCAAATATTGCTCTGCTTGATTCAGAGATTACGGGATCTCCCCATGATGCCGTATTTGATAATATTAGAATCGAATACTATGCTTCTCCAGGAGAAACTATTTCCGATACTGGTACTTCTTTTACTGTTGGGGTCGTAATTGATGCAAGATTTAGTGATTCAGGAGATTTTGCTACACTTGCTCAAATTTATCAATATGTACAGCTACAGTTACGTTCTACTGGCGATATTAATACTTCCCCAGGTGATGAAACTAGCACTCACTTTGGCGTACTTGCGGACCCGCTCTTAGAATTTGTGGGGGCTACTCTGAAAACTCTTCGTCAGTCAGATAACGATGGCGTATTTATTGAGGGAGTTGGTAATGATTTCCGAAACGACGTAGAATTTGTTGACGATAGCGGAACTGCTCAGACTTATCCGTTTACAGTGTCTGTTACATTGAACTTCAATCAAAATATGATTGATGATGCAAATGCAAAATATTACCTCTTTTATACAAATATTACCGAGGTATCTCCAGACGCAACTTTTGGTACCGCAACAGCAGTTCTTGTAACAGAAAGCGATGCGGTAGTATCTCCAGACCCAGAAGTATCTGGATTTTTGCATAATGAAACTCCTACAGGACTTACTGGGCCTACTTCTGGTACTGGTGCAAGCGCTACTGCGGGTGGATTTGCTCTTAATGTTACAGCTACTAGCCCGGACTACGATGCTACAGGAAACGGAGAGTTGGAAGGAAAAGTACTCGTTATTACTTCCGGAGACAATGCAGGTAGATACTTCATAACTTCAAATACAGGAACTACTATTACTATTAATTCAGATGTTCCTTTTGATGCTACTGATGCTTCTATTAGTTATGAGATTAAGGATAAGAATACTGCCGGTACTTATAACTTCGTATATGATTATACTGCAAATGACGACGGGGGTCGCACTCCTGATGCAAATGCAGCAGTAACTCTTGTAGGTCTTGGCCTGCACTCAGCTCAGTATGCAACAGCTACTGGCTTGATAGAAAAACTCAATACTGCAAGTATTACAGTTTCAAATCCTTTGGAAAGAAACTACGCAGATCCTGTTGGTGTATAACTTTGATAGTGGGGCTCTTCGGGGCCCCGCTTCTACTTTTTAGGTTTAAGGATGAATAAAGAATTACAAGAAGCTATTAATTATTTTGACAAATTTGTAAATGCCGCTCTCACAACAGTAGACTCTGAAGAGTTCGGCTCGCTAGAAGTGGTGAAAAACTACAGCGTCATAAAGGGCGCACTGGCAGAGGTACTATCGGACAAGGACTAATAAATGGCAGGCGAGAAGAGATATACAAGAATACCACCAGAGAGCACTGGTGATCGTGTGTACATGATACACACTGCCGAGATTGAGTACAAGAATTTTAACTCGATTGTGGGCGGCAGCACTGACCATTCATGGCAGATTGGTCAGATGTACAATGTTGCAGGGTTTGGTGGTAACGGCATGATGCACGTTCACGGCGTATTTGATCGCGGTGACGGTACAGGCATCCTTGCGGTTCACTATAATAAAACAGCTAAGTTTGAAAATTTAGAGCCTGCCGCAGACGCTATCATTTCTTATGAAGGCCAAAGCATTGCTCAAGTCACCCTCGCCTATGACGTATACATACCTGCCAACAATATCATGGGTTACGACAATCCAGAATACGGTATGGATGTTGACATCACAGGTTCGGCAAACGTTCGATTTGCAGAAGGTCTCCCTCAGTTAGACGCATGGGGTAAATTGCGTACATCGGGTGCTACTCATATCGGTGACTATGTATTTGGTCAAAAAGACGTTCTCGATGATAACTTCTCTCCGTCAGAATTAAATGGTGGCTCTGTCGTTTACGATAACGACAGAAACTCAGTCACAGTCAAAGTGCCAGGAGCTACTGATCCCGACCATGTAGCAAATGAAGGATTTGCCTCTTGTTCATCTAACCTATACCACCACTATGTTGCGGGTAGTTCACATCTTTATATGGCCACTGCGCGATTAAATAACACAGGGGGTGCATCGGGTTGTGTAAGAAACTGGGGTTTGTTTGATGCTAGCAACGGTTTCATGTTCCGACTTGATCAAAACAACAATCTAAATGTTGTTATTCGAAGTTCCACTTCGGGCAGTAGAGTCGATACGGTAATCGCACAAAGTGATTGGAACGGTGATAAAGTCGACGGATCTGGTGATTCACAATCAACATTAGATTTATCAAAAGATAACATTTACTGGATTGATATTCAGTGGCACGGTGCAGGTCGAGTACGATTTGGTACATACATCGACGGTGCTCGTGTTGTGATGCATTCATATTTTCATGGCAATAACTACGAAGTTGCTATGTCACAGACTGCTTCATTGCCCACGTGTTGGAGTGTAAAAGCAGTTACTGGTCCAACTGATGATACGTCTATCGAAACATGGTCTGCATCGGTATGGACTGAGACAACATTAGATCTTAATGAGAAAGGTAAGTCATCGACCTATGCAACACAACACGCAACTGTAACCGCAAATATTTCAGACGATTGGCAATACCTCTTTTCTATCACTCCAAAAGTAGAACTACCTAACGGAGAAGTAAACCACACACTCTATATGCCAACCTCTGTAAATGCATATGGTTTTGATGCTGGATTCGATGGCGGTACGGCTACTCCTGGGAAAGGTCTTGGTTTAGATGCAGTAATTGATCTCAAAGCAGAGATTAATTCTGTCGCTACTGGATTTGACTTTTCAGCAGTTCCCGGTACTTCCGTAGAGGTAGACTCTTCGGCTACATCTTATGAGAACGGCAAGATTCTACTTCAAGAAATGTTCGCTGGACGATACGAAACAGATACAACTGATACTTTTAATAACTGGCAATACGGTGCTGTTAAAAACTTTGCGGATGATGGCGGTACTATTGTCAATAACATTCAGTCCGTAACAAATGCTTCTCCCGCTGTAATTACAGTTGCATCGGGAGAAAGAGTTGAAGTGCGTGATCCGATTGCGGCAGGTGCAGCAGAATTTCCACTCAACATTGCAGAGTATGCATCAGACGTAGATGGAAACCAACAGTACGAAGTCTATGACGCACCCGCAGGTTGGGAATCGTTCGGCGGTACTTACTACTATGTGAAACCTGTTGCGGCAAACCAGTTCGAAGTCTATAGTGATTATGACAGAGCGACCGATACGTTCTCAAATCCAGTTGATACTACAAGTCTTCCAGCATGGCCTGGCGGTAACGCATACATCAAAGGATTCAGAGGTTCACGAATCATCTGGTCTTTCTATGCTAAGACAAGAACCGCTTTACACAATAATGTGAAACTGATGGTCACAGTAAACTGGAAAGAGATTATTCAGTAATGCCCTCTATACATTTCAATTATGGTAACTATGCTTTATGGGAACTTTACCATAAAGTTACTTTTGATGGATTGAATAAACATATATTAGTAAATTCTGATGTAACGGAATTAGATATAAAAGAAGATGTCTACTCTGCTTGGAAAGAATGGGTATCTTCTTTTAATGACAATGCAAAATGGGATCCAGCTATAAGAAGCACCGGCGGAGACCCAACAGTAGGCTCAAGCTTTTCGGGTGATATATACTTTCTTATAAATGACTGGAAATTGCTTATAGATTTTACAAAAGTAAGAGTAACTGGAGTTCTTTTCTCAGATGATTTTGATACTGCTTACTATGCTTACGATCTTACCCCTCAATATGCGGTAGAAGTAAGCTCAATCGTAAACACAGTTTCAGAAGGTGTTTCGGCTTCCGCAGTTACTCCTATACTATTAGAACTGCAAAATAGAATTGGGGAAATGTGGCAAGTTGATGGACTTGACTCCTCAAATAACGTAACGATTACAGATGAGTCAATCACTGTAGGAAATATTACTGTAACAATCGGTCAACCAAACAGGGATACTACAACACTTAGCAGATCATGAGTTTAGCATCAAGACTTTCCATAGCCACAAACGGATTCAGGGGTGGAAACAGTATTTTTGTTGATTCTGCGCTGAAGCTCTCTTTAGAGTATGAAGAAATAGAAGTGGACGTAGAGACTGTACAAGCTATAGGAGCTGATTTCGGCCCAGTAAAAGTAGATATTGAAATTGAGGGTTGTTACTAATGGTTGCTAAGGTTTTTACATTTCCAGAACAAATTAGAGGTGACTCTTGGGACATTACAGTAACAATTGTAGACTCCTCTAATAATGCGATTGACATTAGTGGAAATGAGTACATATTTACACTGAAGAGCGATATTGATACCTCAGATGTAGATGCCGACCTTCAATATGGCCCAGTGTCTCCAGGCTCTCCAGATGGATCAAACGGAATACTCAATTTTGTAATACCTGGAAATTTTACTAAAGACTTAGAAGGAAAAACTTATAAGTATGACTTGCAGGAAGTAACTTCGGCAAATAAAGTCTCAACAATACTTATAGGCAGCTTACGAGTTCGCAAAGATGTAACTATAACAGCTACGTATTCGGGAGTAACAGATGAAAGTTTTAGCTCTGCTGGGCTTGGGATCTATTCTGGCTCTACTACTACTACCTCTCCTACTGAATTATATTTAGGTGGAACTTCTGGAAGTACACTCAATATATCAGAAAATAGTGTGTTGTCTTTTACAGCTTTGGTAGTAGGAAAGGATATAGTAACAAATGAATCGTGCGCATTTGAATTCACGGGAGCTATAGAGCGAGACACAGGAAACACTACAGCAATAATTGGAACCGTAGGAAAAACAATACTCGGTCTAGAAAATGCGGCTTTCGATGCTAGTGTATTAGCTGGCACAAATAAATTGCAAATTAATGTAACTGCGGCATCTGCTAACGAAACAAGATGGTCTGCAAGAGTAAATTACACGGAGGTTAGTTTCTAATGGCTATAGAATTAGACTATCAGAATCAAAAGATCACCGTAAATGGTACAGATATAATTGATATAAACGGAGTAATTCCAGCAAATGTTTCCATAGCACCAGTAGGAGCAATTACTACAGATACTCTTGAAGATGCTTTGGCACAATTAGCGGATCAAATTTTTTATAGTGAAACAATACCTGCGAGCGACTATCTAAGAGAAGGTGCTCTTTGGTATAAGAACAGTACTTTGACTTTAGCTGTATATAGACAAGTGTCTCTCGGAGTTTTCGAATGGACACCTATCTCCACGGGTACTGATAATTCAGACTCACTCGATGGAGGAGCCTTTTAAGGGGAAATAAATTATGGTACAGAAAATTAAGATAAAACGAAGTGATACTACCTCAGCTCCCTCTTCATTAGAAGAAGGGGAACTGGCGTATTCTTCGGCATCTGGTAGTAACAAGCTATACATAGGAAATCCTGGAAGTGGGTCTCCTGCGTCTGTTACTGTAATCGGCGGTAAAGCCTATGTAGATTTGCTAGACCATACCCCAGGCACTTTGACTGCGAGTAGCGCTGTTCTTGTAGATGCTTCTGGTAAAATTGATGTATTCGATGTTGATAATGTAAATATTAACGGCAATACTGTAAGCTCTAGCGATACAAATGGAAACTTGAATCTTACTCCGAATGGGGCAGGTAATCTTGTACTTGATGGAGTAAACTGGCCTCAAGCTGACGGAGGCACTGGTCAGGTACTCAGTACGAATGGGGCGGGGCAGACTTCTTGGATTACTCCAGCATCTCAATCTTTTAATATTAGTGACGGTACTACTTCTCCAGAAGATGAGTTTACTCTTGGTAATACACTTAGTTTTCTTGGAACTGCGAATGAAATAGTAACCACAATCAGTAATGATACTATTACTTTCGCCCTACCAAACGATGTAACTATAGGTAATGATCTCACAGTTACAGGAGATTTGGTAGTAAACGGTACAACCACTACAGTAAACTCGACTACAGTGAGTATTGATGACCCGATTTTTACTCTCGGTTCTGTATCTCCAGTAGTAGACGATAACAAAGATAGAGGTATAGAGTTTAATTGGAACAATGGTTCGGCAGTAGTTGGATTTTTCGGGCATGACGATAGTACAGGTAAGTTTATCTATATTCCCGATGCAACAAATACTTCGGAAGTATTTAGCGGAACTACCGGTGTTATTCAAGCAGACTTTGAAGTTGTAAATACTTTTACTTTCGACAGTGTTGGACTTACAGCAGTAACTACAAGTGCTGAAGCTTTTGCAGATAACGATACTTCTCTCATGACTTCGGCAGCAATTGATGATCGAATTCTGAGTTATGGTTATGGCGTGGGCGATATCACCTCTGTGCAAATTACTAGCACAGATTCAAGCATAAGCGGTACTGGTACAGGCTCTACTGGAGCAATCTCGTTCGACCTTCAGGTAGCTACAGTGGACGGAGGTACTTTCTAATGTCCACTACCTGTGTAACGGTAGTAAAAGATACAGTAAATGTAACAGTAAAACCACAAATAAGTATAAAAGTTGTTAAAAAATAATGTCTAAAATACAATTTAAGAGAGGCTTAGAAGCTGACCGTTTAAATCAATCTCCTGCATTTGTTCCAGATGCGGGAGAACCTATATGGGTTACTGATAAAAATACACTATATATTGGGGACGGCAGTACCGAGGGAGGTGTTCCTGTCTCAAAAGGTCTCGATGTTTTATACACCCAAACTGTTGATAATCCGAATGCTTTTGGGACGCCTCAAAACGATTATTTTGGTTCTTGTGTAGCTGTATCAAATAATTATGCTATTATAACCTCCGGAGGAGAAGATGGTGGTGATGGTGTTGCATATATCTATGATATTTCTACGGGGGCGCTTTTACACACAATTCAAAACCCTGCCGCTACATCTCCTTATGAATATACTGGTTTTGTAGAGGAACCACGGAGAGCAGCAATATCAGGTAATTATGCTATTCTTGGAGCTCCTTATGATTCAGGGGGTTTCAACGGAGGTACAGCATATATATATAATGTTATTACAGGAGCTTTGTTATATACGCTAGTAAATCCTAATGCTGGAACTTCTCCATTTTTTGATAATTTTGGCATTAGCGTGTCAATATCAGGCAACTATGTAATCGTAGGCGCATCTGATGAAGATGAGTCTCCGTCATATTTTAGCTCAGGTAAAGTATATATTTATGATATATCAACATTTACAACTGATACAATCACAAGCGCGAATTATGTATTAGATAATCCAAATGATTATGATACTCCAGCAAATGATAACTTCGGAGCTAGTGTAGCTATATCAGGCGGTTATGCGATTGTAGGCGCTCAGTACGAAGACCAGTCGGGGGGCTCTAATTCAGGTAAAGCATACATATACGATATATCGACTTTTACAACGAGTACAATTACAACTGCGAATTATGTTCTTGATAATCCGAGTGCTTATAGTAATACTGTATCGGATTTCTTTGGTAGTGATGTAGCTATTTCAGGTAATTATGCTGCTGTTGGTGCCCGCGGCGAAGACGATGCAAGCGGTACTACCTCAGGTAAAGTGTATGTCTATGATATATCAACATTTACAACGAGTACAATTACAAGTTCGAATTACGTTCTCGATAATCCCAACCCAGTTTCTTCATCCAACAACGATAACTTTGGTGCTGGTGCTTTAGAAATATCGGGTAATTATATTCTTGTGGGAGCTCTAGAGGAGGAGGACATTTCTCCTCTTTCTGCGGGCAGTGGCTCTGGTAAAGCATATCTATATGATATATCAACATTTACAACAACAACAATTACTACCCCAAATTACACTTTTGACAATCCAAATGTTTTTGGGACGGCTCAAAATGATAACTTTGGTACCGCTATAGCCATATCGGGTAATTATATTGTTATTGGGGCTAAATACGAAGATGAAGACTCTTCTCCAGGAGGTAATTCAGGCAAAGCATATATTTTCAAAACAAACGGTCAAGACCCTACTTACACAGGAGCTGAGATCGCTTCTTTTGCTCCAGCTGTTTCAACAGGCATTTCAACAGGTAAGGCCATCGCAATGGCAATGATTTTTGGAGGATAAAATGGCAGCGCCAAATTTAGTAAATGTAACAAGTATTTTTGGAAAAACAGTAGGCGCAGCTTTAAGTACTACTACCACCACTGATATATTGACGTGCGGAGCAGACAAACTGCTAAAGATTAACAGCATACTCGTATCAAACGTAGACGGAACAAATGATGCAGAGGCAACTGTCTATTTCTACGACAGCAGCGCAACCACAAGATACGCCTTGGCTTACACAATCACTGTTCCTGCTGACACCACACTGGTAGTCATTGGCAAGGACTCTCCTATTTATCTGGAGGAGTCTGACCAGATAGAGGCGGGTGCAAGTGCAGCTAGCGATCTAGAGATCGTTATATCTTACGAAGAGCTAGATGACGCATAAGGTGGTCAGATGCGATCCATTCATTATTATGGCGGCTTGATCGGTCAGGTTAAGACTAGCGGCACAGACTCTGGCATATACAACACGACTGCCGTTTATGACAGCAAGGTGAATGATGCTACGGTTGCTACAGGAGAGGCCGCTGTTCTTTTCTTTGCTGCTGATGCCGGTAATGCGTCTGACTACGAGGCCACTACAACTTGGCACACAGAGATCATTGATCTACCGAATCAGGGCTCAACAGATACTAACTTTTACTTAATCTACGAGACGGGGGGTCACACAACTACAGGAGACACTCTGTCTGTCACGTTTACCACGAGCAATAGTAACGCAGATCCGTCTGGAGGATTTGTAAGTGCGGAGGATTACGCTTACAGCCGGACAACTCACGGCGCTAACTCAACATTAACTCTGACTAGCGTTCCATCAAGCTCATTGCTACTGTATTTTGCATCACATGAAATCGCTAATGCCTCGTTTACAGTTCCGTCAGGGTGGACCCAAGTTTTTGCGAATACTGCAAACACTGGAACTTCTACCACAACTATCTGTTTAAGAAAGTTTGGATCTGGAAGTGAGTCGATCGATGACCCATTTAGCACTGCTGGTGATGTATATATGGCATTAGTTGAATTAACTGGAAACAATACAAGCACAAGCGTTCTGAACACCGCTTTTACTGCTGATGGTGGTAGTTCTCAAACAGTAACATCTCACACGATTTTGAGCTAAAAAATGCTGAAAGGTAAATACATCAAGTATAAAACTGATAGCGGAATATTTGATCTCCGAGACTCTCATAGTACAGTTAATGCTCAAGCCCCATCTATTGATTACTTAGTAGTTGCAGGAGGAGGTAGTTCTGGAACTACAGGTGGTGCCGGTGGTTCCGGAGGCGGAGGCGCTGGTGGTCTATTATCTGCTTCAGGTGTAGCTGTATCAGGAACTTATACAGTAACTGTAGGGGGAGGAGGAGCCGCACAGACAGCCGGTAACACCCTGGGAATTTCTGGGAACGATTCATCATTATCTGGTACTGGGATTTCTGCAACAGCAACAGGAGGAGGCGGTGGTGGTGGCCATAGTAGCTCAGGTGATGCCCTTGATGGCGGTTCTGGGGGCGGTGGCGGTTCTAACAGTAGCACTCCGACTTTACCTGGTTCAGGGACTGTAGGACAAGGTAATGATGGTGGCACTGCCAACGGTGGTGGCGGTGGTGGTGGCGGTGGCGCTGGTGCTACCGGAGGCAATTCTCCAAGCAATAATAGTGGTGGAAATGGTGGTAATGGATCACAGTCTTCTATTACAGGAAGCGCAACTTACTATGCAGGGGGTGGAGCAGGATATGGTGATAACAATAGTGCCACTGGAGGACTAGGTGGCGGTGGTGACGCCTATCCAGCAGCTGGACAAGCTGGAGGAACTAACCTCGGTGGTGGAGCTGGTGGTTGTGATGGTACCAATTCTGCTGCAGGTGGTTCTGGTGTTGTTATTATAAGAGCAATAAATGGTTCAGCAACAAGCACAACCGGTTCGCCAACTGAAACGACAGTTGGCTCAGACACAGTTTATGAATTTACAGGATCAGGATCTATAACATTCTAATGGCACATTTTGCAGAAATAGATGAAAATAACATAGTTCTTAGAACTATAGTTGTTTCAAACGATGTAATACTTGATAACGGAGTTGAACAAGAAA